ATCTGAACTGGTTGGTCTGGTGGATGCTGACATCAGCAGCCGCAAAGACTGGTCCGACATGTACGTCAAAGGACTTGAAGTCCTGGGGATGAAGTATGAGGAGCGTGCCGAGCCCTGGCTCGGTGCGTGTGGTGTGTACTCGCCCATCCTTACGGAAGCGGCGATTCGCTTCCAGTCTGAGATGATCACCGAGACATTCCCGGCTCAAGGCCCGGTGAAGACTCAGATCATTGGTGAGGTCACCCGTGAGAACGAGGATGCCGCAGAGCGTGTTCGTGACGACATGAACTACCGGCTCACGGACGAGATGATCGAGTACAGGCCCGAGCATGAGCGCATGCTTTACAACTTGGGCCTTGCGGGTGCGGCATTCAAAAAGGTGTACTACGACCCGACGATGGGTCGTCAGGCTGCACCGTTCATCCCGGCTGAAGACATCATCATGCCGTATGGAGCGTCAAACGTGTACAAGGCCGAGCGGGTCACACACGTCATGCGCAAGACTGAGAATGACCTGAAGAAATTAGTGGCCGCAGGGTTCTACCGGGAGGTGGAACTGGGTGAGCCGGTGCGGGTCTTCACGGACATCGAGAAGAAAAAAGCCGAGGAAGGTGGCTACACCCTGACCGACGACGACCGGTATCAGGTGCTTGAGATCCACGTGGACTGGGACATGCCCGGTTACGAGAGTGAGGATGGGGTTGCATACCCATACATCGTCACAATTGATCGGGGGTCACAGAAGGTTCTGGCAATCCGACGTAACTGGGAGGAAGGCGATGAGCGACACCTCAAGCGACAGCACTTCGTTCAGTACACTTATATCCCTGGCTTTGGTGCTTATGGCCTTGGCTATATTCATATTATTGGTGGTTACGCTCGTGCTGGTACCGCCATTATTCGCCAACTGGTTGACGCAGGCACGCTCAGTAACCTCCCCGGCGGTCTCAAGTCCCGTGGACTCCGGGTCAAAGGTGACGACACCCCCATCGCCCCCGGCGAGTTCCGAGATGTAGACATCCCTTCTGGGGCACTGCGTGACAACATCATGCCGCTGCCCTACAAGGAGCCGAGCCAAGTTCTGGCCGCACTCCTTGACAAGATCACGGAAGAAGGTCGTCGTCTGGCGGCTATTGCTGATCTAAACATCAGCGACATGTCGGCCCAGGCTCCGGTGGGCACCACGCTTGCCCTGTTGGAGCGTCAACTCAAGACCATGAGTGCAGTTCAGGCGCGTGTACATGCGAGCCTGAAGATGGAGTTCAAACTCCTCAAGCAGATCATCCGGGACTACATGCCGCCGGATTATTCCTATGTCCCGGTAGGTGGTAATGCCGCAGCAAAGCAGGCTGATTACGACATCGTTGAGGTGATCCCGGTCTCTGATCCCAACGCCTCCACGATGGCGCAGCGGATCATGCAGTACCAAGCCGCGCTTCAGTTGGCCCAGGGTGCGCCGCAGATCTATGACCTGCCGCAGTTGCACCGGCAGATGCTTGAGGTTCTTGGCGTGAAGAACGCCGAGAAGTTGGTGCCGGTCGAGGAGGATCAGAAGCCCCGCGATCCGATCAGCGAGAACATGAGTTTCCTCACGGGCAAGCCGACGAAGGCATTCATCTATCAAGATCATCAGGCGCACATCGCCACGCACATGGCACTCATGCAGGATCCCATGATCATGCAAATGATTGGCCAGTCGCCGATGGGGCAGCAGATGGGTGCAGCCATCATGGCTCACGTGGCAGAGCACATGGCGTTTGCTTACCGTCGTCAGATCGAGGAGCAGTTGGGCGTGCCCATGACACCGCCCGATGCTGAGTTGGACGAGAACACAGAGATTCAACTCTCCCGGTTGGTGGCTCAGGCTGCACAACAACTTCTCCAGAGTAACCAGCAGAAGGCGCAGCAGGCTCAGGCTCAACAGGCCGCACAGAACCCGCAGTTGCAGATGGCTCAGCAGGAACTCGCCCTCAAGGCTCAGGAGTTGCAGCGCAAGGAGCAGGACTCGCAGCGGGACTTCCAGATTGCCCAGGAGAAGATTCGCCTGGAGCGGGAGCGCATCGCCGTGGAGATGCAGAAGGAGCAGATGCGGCAGGCTAATCAGGCTCGTCAAGGTGACAAGAAGATCCGCGCAGATCTGGTCAAGAACATGATGAAGCCCAGGCAGACACCGAAGCAATAACATGAAAGCCACGGATTGATGAGCACCATATTCGTAAGCATTGCGTCTTACTGCGACCCTCTGCTCACTCAAACAATCGAAGATGCGCTAGACAATGCTCGCTACCCTGATGACATACGTTTCGGGGTGGTTGAGCAGTCTACGGTGTCTTATGCAGATAAGTTACGTGACGTTGCCAAGAAGCAAGTCCGGCTGCTGTCTGTAGATCCACGACAGTCACGGGGTGCGTGTTGGGCACGCACCTTGGTCATGGCTATGTACGGGGATGAAGATTGGTTCTTCCAGATTGACGCCCATACGATCTTTGATAAGCACTGGGACTCTTGCCTGCTTGGGGCTTGGGCCGATTGCGCTAGGCAGTCAAAGAAGCCGTATATCGGTGGGTATCCGCACGCATACGAGATCAAAGATGGCGTCAATACCAAGCGGCCATACACCCAGAACATCATTGGTAACGTCGTCACAAAAGACAAAACCTTTGAGGGGGCGCTTACTGATCTCCCGTTTACACCCACCTTTGTGGAGCAGACAAAACCCATCATCGGGTTTCATCTGGCCGCAGGGTGCGTGTTTGCCCCGGGGAGTTTCGTGTATGAAGTGCCGTACGACCCGTCTATCTACTTCTGTGGAGAAGAGGCGTTGTGGGCACTGCGTGCGTATACCCATGGGTGGGATTTGTTCCACGTACCCAAGTTGCCCGTGTATCACTACTACGATACCGGCCCTGACATCGAAGTGAAGCGGGCACGTCACTGGGCTGAAGAGGAAGACAAAGGACGTGATACTCGTTGGTGGGATTTGAACAATCGCGCAAGTCAACGTATGAAGGACTTGATCGACGGTAAGGACTTCGGGGTATACGGACTCGGACGAGTACGCACCCTTGAGGATTACGCAGCGTTCAGCGGCATCGACTACAAAAACCGCATAGTGCACCCCCGTGCCTATGTAGGCCCGTGGCATAAGGAGTGAACATGGCAACCACTGCGTTTTCCGTGGTACTCAAGGACATCGAAGAACACCGTGAGGCTATTGCACGGGCTGTTGTCGATGGCACCGCCAAAGACTATCCCGAATACAAATCCATGTGCGGCGAGATCCGGGGTCTCTCGGTTGCACATGCTTTCATAACCGACCTCGTGCGACGAATGGAGCAAAGCGACGATGAGTGAAATCCTCCTAAGTACCGGCGAAGATGCCGTGCCAACTACGCTGCCGGAGACAGCAGAAGAGAAGGCCAAGCAACTTCCCGATCCTGCCACCTACCACCTACTCTGTGCGCTACCGGAGATTGACCGTGAGTATGAGAGCGGACTCGTAAAGGCGGGGCAGACCCTGCACTTCGAAGAAGTCATGTCTCCCGTACTGTTTGTGATGAAGGTGGGGCCAGACGCTTACGGCGACAAAACCCGCTTCCCCAGTGGGCCGTCATGCAAGCCTGGGGACTTTGTTCTGGTACGACCCAATACGGGCACTCGCGTGAAGATTCACGGTCGGGAGTTCCGCATCATCAACGACGATTCCGTGGAAGCCGTGGTGGAAGACCCCCGTGGTATCTCACGGGCATAAGGAGGACGTATGCCGCTTGACAAGAATGAGTTCAAGTTCCCTGACGAGAAAGTCGAGGACAAGAAGGACGACGAAGTTCAGTTTGAAGTCGAAGGTGAGGCTGAGGTCGAAGTGGTGGATGACACGCCACCCGAGGATCGTGGCCGCGCCCCCATGAAGGAGCCCCCTGCCGAAGTCACGGATGACGAACTGGCCCAGTATTCAGACGGGGTTAAGAAGCGCATTCAGCACTTCTCTAAGGGTTATCACGATGAGCGTCGGGCAAAAGAAGCCGCGCTCCGTGAGCGAGAGGAGGCTGTACGGTTTGCCCAACAACTCATGGAGGAGAACAAGAAACTCCAGAGTTCCCAAGGCCAAACCCAACAAGCCCTTCTGGAGCAGGCCAAGAAGGTGGTGGCCACGGAAATTGAGGACGCCAAGCGGAAATACCGCGATGCGTACGAATCTGGGGACGCAGATAAGTTGGTTGAGGCCCAGGAAGCCCTGACCGCTGCCAAGATCAAGGCCGAGCGCGTCAACAATTTCAAACCGGCACCTGTACAGCAGGAAAAACCTGTGGTACAACCCGATCCACAACCGGTTAAGGAAACTGCTCCGGTCGATCCGAAAGCCCGTGCGTGGCAACAAGCCAATCCGTGGTTCGGCGTCGATGACGAAATGACCGCAGTAGCCATAACGGTTCATCGCAAACTTGTAGAAAGTGGGGTGGATCCGACGAGTGATGAGTACTATGACCGCATCAACGGTCGTGTACGGCAACTTTTCCCCGATGCTTTCCCCTCGGAAAAGGTAGCAAAAAAGTCAAACGTCGTGGCACCCGCTTCCCGCAGCACCGCGCCCAAGAAAATCGTGCTGACCCAATCACAAGTTAACCTCGCCAAGCGTCTGGGCCTCCCTCTGGAAGTCTATGCACGTCAGGTTGCGGAAGAATTGAGGAAACAAAATGGCTGAAAATCGAATCCCCCGAGATCTGGATACCCGAGCAAAGATGGAGCGTCCCAAGCAGTGGATGCCACCTGAACTGCTGCCGAGCCCCAACCCGGAGGATGGTTACGAGTTCCGTTGGATCCGTATCAGCACTCTTGGCACCGCCGACCCGGGCCATGTTTCCGCAAAACTCCGCGAAGGTTGGGAGCCTGTGAAGGCATCTGAGCATCCCGAAATCCAGATCATGGCAACTGGGGAAAAGCCCCGGTTCCCAGACAGCATCGAGATCGGCGGACTCATCCTTTGCAAAACACCTAAAGAGTTTGTTGACCAACGCAACTCGTACTATCAGCGTCAAACTGAAGGACAGATGCAGTCGGTTGACAACGCCTTCATGCGCGAGAACGATCCCCGGATGCCCGTCTTCAAGGAGCGGCGCTCTGAGGTGAAGTTCGGACGCGGTTAAATCATTTTTGGAGTCACAAATGGCATACCCTGTTGTTGACGCTCCCTACGGTTTCAAAGCCATCAATGAGTTGAATGGCCTACCGTACGCTGGAGCAATCCGACAAATCCCGATTGC